GGCCTCCCCTGTTACATGTTACATACCAAGCTTTCTCTTTAAAACAGAAAGTAAAGTATTACGTGCTACTGGATCAATTCCATTTATAGGCAGAACACCCTTATCAAGGGATACTGAATATAAATTTGTACCTAAAATACCATACATCGTCGCAAGACGAGGTAAGTATTTAAGTGCAAGGCTAGCTGATCTCTGGTCGAGATCAGGCAAATTGGTTCCGTCCCAATATTGGGAAGTCGCCAAGTTGCTAGAAAGTGATACTCCTTCATTAAAGAAAGAGTTGAACTTTCGGTCATAGCTCATAAGGAATGTACCAACGTCGTTACTAAAGAGATTAAGATATTTTTCATACCTTACACTCAATGGTAACCCTTCTGGATTAAAACCGATACCACCAACAAAGTCGGGGATATCCCAGATGGCCTTAACAACTTTACGTTGTTGGGGACGCAGTAGTCGCAACGCGTGTGGCCCGAGAAGCTTCACAATATCTGTGAAGTTATCGTCAGAAAGGTGTTTCCATTTTAATTGGGGTTCAACAAACTCTCTCGAGATAAGTTTCCCTCCAAACTCCGCTAATTTAGTGGAGGTAATGGACTTCGCTTCTGATATGGGGCAATCGAGAGTTTTTAAACACTCAACATACCTCATAGCCAAACTATCATCAAGGATAATTACATCATCACCGAGCACAAAGAATTCGTTGTTATGTTTTCTTGAGTTTAAATGATAAAGTAACATTCCATGAGTAAGGGCAAAAGAACCAAACGAGGGATATAATCCCAATGGTTGGCCTTTTGTCCACTTGATAGTTTCATTGCCAAAGGCCCACTCTGATCTGGATAAGTCAGCGAATAAACTGATATAATCCATATGACCAGGGAAAAGCTCTTGTAAAAGATCTAACTGTAGCTGCAGAGGAAAATAATCTGTAGCACCAGAAAGGTCTAAGCAATGACACCTTTTATTCTGTTGCAAATGTTGTTGAATCACACTAAAGCCAAGATCCTGCTGGTGAGTACAATCCCACGGTAACCTTTTCAGGGTATCATAGATTACATCACCAAGCGGTTTCAAAGCGATCTGGTAAAGTCTATTTGGATTAGCAACAGCTCGTAATTTAAAACCGGGCTCTTGAATCAAACCGATCTTACCAACTATGTTATAGTCCGATAAGGACATATGGTCATTCCCGCGAAGCATTGCGTGAAAGCCCGACATAGCTCCTTTAAAAATCAAAGGATATCGTGATGAAAGTTCTTGACCTACCTTGGTACGTCTTATGGTTTCCCATTGAGACGACCAATGTGTTTCCTCAGGAGCCGTTTTTCCATTGGTTAATGGAACACGTTTCCCTGGGGAAGGGGTATAACTCATGAAAGATGGTTGCAAAGGAATCGCAACCACTCTACCCAAGAGTGATAACCCAGACTCAATAACACCGGTCCTTATCTCTGTTGATATAGAGATAGGGGAAGAGGTCACACCAGATAGCCACTTGCTCAATTGAGCCTGTGTCACACCAGGTGAGATATACCTGGTATACATCCTTAAGGCAACACCGCAAGCAAAACGGTGTTTCTTACTCGATAATGAGGTTCGAAAGAAGTAGCTATAGATCCCTTTGGGTAAACCCTCAGAGTTCTTCGCATACCACTTTCCAACAGGAGGTAGACCGGCACGGTAACGGACAAAATCAGTATAGAGGGTTTTACACCTCGATACCGTCCATTCGATACCATTCTTCTTTACCCATGAGTTAACAAGCTTCTCTAGAGAGGCGAGTTGACCCTTGGGCAAACCGAGAGCAGCATGATAAGTTGCAAGTTCCATATTCGCTGAATACATATCAGACTCCTTTAAGGATAAGATATAGCGTTAGGAGCTGGCGACCTGCCAGACTACTAGAATCATACATTCTAGCATCAAATGTAGTTAACAACTAACTTTTCCGATTAGGGTTTGTATCTGAGATTCTACATCAGTAATCAGTTTATCCATTTTAGCATTAGGCGTGTTAACACGCTTCTTGATAGAATGAAGAACTGAAACAAATCCGTTAAGGGTCTGTATTTCCTTAATGTAAGCTTCTGTATAGTGATTGTTTAAATCTATCGCCATTGTCTTCATCCTTTATAGGGACAGACTCCGTTGAATGAAATATTCAATCACATAAATACTAATCTGTCGGTTAATTAGAGTTAATTCC